TGGAATTTGAGCTCTACTCTTACATGACGCAGAACGTCCCAGGTCACGAAGACTTTTTGTGGATGGTCGATCATGTAATTGCGGGGCACAAAAACCATATAGTCAACAAGTTCTTTGAAATCATCGTTTCTGCCACGAGAATGAGTGGCGAGATGAATACCTCACTGGGCAATGGATTTTCGAATCTGATGTTCATGTTGTTCCTTTGCAAGAAAAAGGGTTGCAAACAGGTAACAGGAGTCGTTGAGGGAGACGATGGGCTTTTCACTATGATAGGCTCTCCCCCGACTTCAGATGATTTCACCCAACTGGGACTCATCATCAAACTCGAATTGCATGAGAAGCTGGAAACGGCATCTTTTTGTGGTTTGATCTTTGATCGAGAGGACCGAATTAATGTCACGGATCCGTTAAAAGAACTGTGCAAGTTCGGTTGGACGACGCGCCAATACGCTGCGTCCGGTTCCAGGAGGAAGAGGGAATTGCTTCGGTGCAAAGCACTTTCCTTGCTCAATCAACACAATGGTTGTCCCATTCTCACGTCTCTAGCCGCTTATGCGCTGAGGGCCACACAGGGGGTCCGTGCGCGTCCAGGTCAAACTGGAAGTGACTGGTGGGAAAGGGAAAAACAATCAATGATGTCGAAGGGCAAAATGACACCGCGTTCAGTCCCAATGGCGACTCGACTTCTCATAGAGGACAAATATAACATAACAGTAGAACATCAGGTTAAACTGGAGTGTTACTTGGACAGCCTCAATGAATTAGTTCCGTTGCAACATTGGGTGATCGATCTCTACGTCCCGAAGGACTGGCAAAGTTATTATCATGACTATGTCCGTTCCGTTGACATGAAATCGGTCTTAATCTCAGAACCGGTGTTTGGTTCCCTTGCACCACGCCAATCCGACCTTGTGGTTGGGTGGATTTCTGGCTTGGAATAAGATACAGACTTCTCGATGTGAGTCCTAACGACAGACCTTGGCCGCCATTTATGGTGTGTGCTAGGGGAAATCTGTTGAATGGCCTTCGAGTCCTGGCTTCTTGTTTCTTGCCAGACAAG